TTTTATTGTTTTTGTTTTTGTTTTGTTGATTATACAGTTCGAATGAAATATTATGAACAAACAGTGAGAACCGACCAAGTGGTGGTGGCGGTGGTGTTCTGTCTCGTCAGCGCAATGGACTGATCTGCACCAGTACTGACACACGTGAATCTGAAGTAGTGTGGCGTAGGGGAAGTAAGTCCGATTGCAGAATTGATCGATACGATGCTGATATCAGATGTGACAGCCTCGGCGGCGGCAATAGCACCAGGGGAAGAGCTTGTGCCCATTATGATGAGTTCAAGCAAGTAGGTACCTTCGTTGGCAAAGGACAAGTATTGCACGCCGGCGGTGGTGCTGGAATCTGAAATCCAAGCGACAAGATTAGCCTGGTCGACCACTGGTACATTAGGTCTGGCCCAGGGACCATTTGATGGAACCAGGGCCATGACATTATTACCGGTGGACACGCCGTAGGATAAGCCCTTTACAGCGGGAGTCATGTAATACGGTTGGACTTCCAAAGGATTGCCCATTGGAGGTTCCGTCGTAGAATCATGGGTGGTCCAAAGGCTTAGTGAACTACCAAGGTAATCATGACCGGTGGGGAGAGCGGGTAGGTTGAGTTCGATGTCATATGTAATGAACAAACGACCTAATATTGTACCAGGAGCGGCTGGGAGCCCCTCGGTGGCCACGGTTACAACACCGTGGTCATAGAGGTTTGGTGGTCCAGAGGTTCCGAAGCGGCGTGTGTACAAGTGCTCGCTCGCCTGTAAGGCTGGGTCGCATTCAATGCCATGCATGATGCATTCAGACGGATTACCACGACTGTGGTAAGCGGCTTGAAGAATGTCTTTCATATTTGAAAAAGGCAATTCGTTAGAATTGTACTGCGTAGCGATGGAGATTGTTCCGAGAGCCATGTTCTGAGCAAAGTTGCTAGAAGTGGTTTCGAAAGTCAGAATCGCGCCGTGCAATTCCCACTCAGTGAAGTGGTTAGCAACAGCTGACAGCCATGGGAATGATTTAACATCCGTTGGCTGCAACCGGTACTG